GCTGGGTCGGCATGATCGAGCCGAATATGGATGCGGTGCGCCTCCTGAATTACAGCGCCAGTAGCGCCGTGGAGATGGCGAGCCTGGAGACGAAAGCGCCGTATACGATGGTCGAGGGCCAGGAAGAGGGCCACGAGCAGGAATGGCAACTCGCCAATGTCCGCAACTTCCCGTATCTGCGCTATCGCAACGTCTCCCTGAATGGCACGCCCGCGCCACCGCCGCAGCGCACGCAGGTCGATACGTCCCGCCTGGGACCGTCCATGCTGCTCTTGCAGCAAGCTCGCGAGTTTATTCACGAGGGCACGGGCGCGTATGAGAGCGCCTTGGGGCAGCAGGCGACCAATGCCAAGAGTGGGCGGGCCGTTCGCGCACTCCAGGACCAACACCAAGCCGGTTCCAGCCACTTCATCGACAACCTCGCCTCCATCAGCCTGACCTACGAAGCGAAGGTCATTCTGGACCTGATTCCGTTTATTTACGACCGTCCAGGCCGCATTGCGCGGCTGCTCGATGCAGAAGACAACCCGAAGACGGTGATGCTCAACGCGCCCTTCACGATGGACGGCCAGACGAAGCGTCCACAACGCATGGGAGCGCAGCGGCCCAATGGGATGCCACCGGGTGCTCAGGCAGGAGGCCCACCGCCGATGCCGCCGCCCCCGCCGGGGATGCCACCGGGTCTGCCTGGGATGCCCCCGATGCCACCGGGCATGGATGGGATGCCGCCGGGGATGCCGGGGATGCCGCCCGGTGGTCCACAGGGTGCGCCGCCAGAGCCGACATCGAAGGTCTACGAATACGACCTCAAGAAGGGGCGCTACGGCATTAGCGTCAGTATCGGGAAGTCGTATAAGAGCCGGTCAGAGGAGGGCGCAGACGAATTAGGCAACCTCTTCCAGGCGCAGCCACAGCTCTTCCCGATTCTGGGCGATATTTACCTGAAGTTCCGCGACTTCCCAGGACATCTGGAAGCGGCGGCGCGTGTGAAGAAGCTGCTCCCGCCGCCCTTGCAGGAGGAGACGGGACAGCCGACACCAGAGCAGCTCCAACAGCAGCTCCAAGAGGCGGGGAAGATGGTGGAGCAACTCACGCAGGCGCTCGACCAGAAGACGCAGGAAGCCGAAGCGAAGCTGCCAGAACTCCAGATGGACGCGCAGCGTGCGACGGCTGACCGCGAGGCGAAGCTCCAGATCGAGCGGATGCGGAATGAGACGCAATTGGCCGTGGCGACGATGAAGGTGCAGGCCGATGAAGCGGCGGCGATCTTCGCGGTCGAAGTCGGGCGCGTCGGCACCGACTCGAAGCATCGCTTTGACGCGGTGAAGCAGGCCGCCGATCAGCATCACCAGCAGCAGTTGGCCTTACAGGGCGTGATGGCGAAACAGGAGCAGGCCGAGCAGGCGGCGATCCCGCCTGGTGCGGCGCTCCCTGGTCAGCCGCCCGGTGCGCCACCGCCTGGTCCACTCCCAATGGGCGGTCCTCCGGTTGATCCAAATATGGGGATGGCCCCCGAGGGTCCACCCGTAGGACCGCCGCCACTGCCACCCCTCCCGCCGGAGGGCGTCTAATGGAGAGCCAAAACACGCTTGGGCATCTCCTGCGGATGAGAAAGCGCCCAGGTGGCTCGAATGCCGGGAAATATCCCACGGTGAAGGCATTTGCTGGCCCAGCCGGTGGCGCACCGAAAGGCACCTTTCCGATCAATACGCGGAAGCGAGCCGTGTCGGCCCTGGCCTTGGCGCATAATGCCCCGAAACCGGCAGGTATCCGACGCGCTGTGAAGGCGAAGTATCCGAGTCTGTAAATGCCACCCAAGAAGCCGCAGCCGCTCTCGACGTACGATCAAGGGCTACTGCGGTCTTATCTGGACAACCGTGACATGCTTTCGCTGGATGACCAAGCGGAGGCGCGAGCGATCCTGGAGTCGAGGCGTCTCGATGTGCCGTCCGCTGGTGAATTGGCTCGCACGATCCAGGCTCCGGCAAGCACTATTCGTCCTGCAACGACACGGGAACGTATTCACGACGCCTTCGCTGACCCCGTGAATGCGTTTCGAGGCTTCAGAGACAGGACAATGGCGAATCTGCCGCCAGAGGTGCAGGCGCTGACGCCAGATATGACGGTCGCAGAGTATGCGGACGCGACTCGCGAAGATGAGGCACCAGTGGCACCGTCCATGCGCCCAGTGACGGGTGCCGAGCGGCTCCGTGGGAACATGCGGGATGTTCTGGGCAGCATCAAAAAGCAGCCACTCGCACAGATGGCCGCACCGTTTCTCGGCCTCGATGTGGATGCGCCGTCGCACGCACCAGAGGGAAGCGACCCGATACTGAAGATCGGCATGATACCGGACATTGGTGGTAAGTTCACCACAGGTGGCCGCAAGCTCGTCGGTGGCCTCTATTCCCGTCTCGATGAGGCACTCGATCTGATTCCCAAGAAGGGCGTCCACCCCAATAAGGCACGCAAGATCCTGCGGGATAACTCGTCGGCAGAGGAGCGAGCCTATCGCGGGGTCGATGACTTCCTAGAGACGCAGGGGGATCGTGTCACGCCGGAAGCCTTGGCCGCGCACCTGGAGGCGAATCCTGCGCCGTTCCCGCAGACGAAGACGATACAGGACACCCCTAATTTCACTGCGGCAGACCAAAGCCAATTAGACGAATTGGAACGGCTGGATTACAACCGGACTCCAGAACAAGACGATTTGTTCCAGTCGCTCATAGACAGGGAGAACGCATCACACTCTGGGGCTGGGACTCCAGAGTTGCCCAAGTACAGCAATTACCAAGTCCCCGGCGGCGAGCACTACCGCGAGACGTTGCAGACGTTGCCGGATGCGAAGGCAGCGAGACTCGCAGAGATCAATGATGAGATATGGTCCCTGTCACACTCGATGGAGCGAACCTTCGACGCGAACCCGCCCGTGCCGGGTTCTGGGCCATTAGGAGATGATGTTGTATCGACCATTTCTGCTGGCAGAAAACGGTTGGCCGCACTCCGCGCAGAGCGTTCGTCACTTGACGCCCCCGCGCAGTTCACCTCCCCCCACTTCGACGATCCCAACATCCTCGTCTCCACCCGCAGCGGCGAACACGCGCTCCCCACTGGCGAACGCGGTCGGGTCATAGAGAATGTGCAGAGCGATTGGCATCAGACGGGGCGGGAGAAGGGGTACGAGGCAGGACCGATGCCGCCACGTAGCTATGACGTTACGGATCGTATTATTGATGCGATAGATGGGAAGCCGCCGCCTGGCGTCCCAGATGGCCCCTTCAAGGAATCATGGCCGAATCTCGGCATAGAGCGTGAAATCGTCGATGCCGCAGAGAGTGGCGCTGAGTGGATCGCCATTACGCCGAGTGAGGTGCTACGCAAGCGGGGCGAGACGATTAGCCCGCAATTCCAAGACCAGCGACTCCCCAACATCCTAGAGAAATTACTAGCTCCGTTTGGAGGCGGCTCGCAGGAGATAGCGGAAATTATCAAGGGCGTATTCGCACCAATCGTGCGCCTGACGCCTGAGATGCGTGAACGCATTCTCAAAGAAGGCATACCGCTGATGGCGCTCATGGCTGCGATACATGAGGCTGGGGGCGAGGAGTCGCCGCCGCCGCAAGGCACGATGGGGAATATACTGGAGCAATAACGGTCCATGCGTGTTCCGCATGTGTTATTAGTGCTATATTAGGAAATTAGATGGACACAGACGCTGGGCAAGTGACTGACGGCGACATCACGATTGATAGCAACCACGAGACGGTTGAGCAGATCCAGGCGGCTATCGTGGATGATGCCCCTGATGTCGTCGAGGCGTCTCCATCTGACGATGCTTCGGACGAGACATCAAGCCAGGAAGCGCCAATAGAGGCTGATACGGCTACTCCTCCAAAGCCTAAGCGGAGGAGCGATCCCACGCAGGCGGTCAAGTCGGCGGTGGCAAAGCAGCGTCAAGCGGAGCGTCGAGCCGAAGCCGCTGAAGCTCAGATGCAAGCGATGGTCACGCCGGTAACGACTGAACCCACACCTGGCGGTGGCGATTGGGCGCGGTTTAAGCAGATCCCAGGCGTCCCCACGGTGGACCAATTCTCTGCCTATGAAGACTATTCGATGGCGATGTCGGCGTTTGTGGCCGATGTGCGCCACCACGAGCGGGATGCCGAGCGTGCCTCCTCGTATCAGGCGCACCAGCAACAGCAGTCCCAGGACGCGCAAACCGCCGCATGGAATGGACGACTCAGCGAAGCACGGGCGCAGAACCCTGACTTTGACAGCACGTTGAAGCCGGATACGCCCATGTCGCTGCCCATGCAACATCTCGCGATGGAAAGCCCCCAGGGGATAGAGATTCTCCAGTGGCTTTCCGATAATCCAAACGAATCTCAGCGCATCTCCACGCTGCACCCGGCAGAAACCTACCGGGAAATGGGGAAGATCGAAGCCCGACTCGAAGCTGCTCCTCCGCGTGCCTCAGCCCGAGCCGTTAGTAGTGCGAAATCCCCGATTAGGCCGCTCGGGACTTCGCCTCATATGTCCGATCAGCTTGAAATTACTGACGAGATGTCGTTTGACGAGCACTTTCGTCGAGCGAATGCGGCAGATCGAGCGACCGGACGGTTGTAAATCTTTCACAAAAGGATGTGACCCATGGCAAATACCCTTGCCACCCCGTCCTGGACGACCAAGGAAGTCGCACGCGGCTTTATTAACAAGCTCGTGTTTCTTGCGAACGTCAACCGGACCTACGACGATCAGTACGAAATTGCCGGTGCGAAAGTCGGCAATACGGTCAATGCGCGGCTCCCACAGCGGTTTACCGTGACGGACGGCCAAGCGTTGCAGCTCCAGAACCTCTACGACCAGACCGTCCCGATCTCGCTGACGAACCAGAAGAACGTGGCCTTCGGCTATTCGAGCCAGCAGGCGACGACTGAGCTGGACAATATCCGAGCGCGGTACGTCAATCCTGGGTCAGAGGCGCTGGCGAATGCCGCTGAAGTGCTGGCATTCAATGCCGTCTACCGGGACATCTACTCGTCTGTCGGCACCCCCGGCACCACGCCAACCACCACACTGACCTATCTTCAGGCCGGTGTGAAGTTGACGGACCTCTCGACCCCGCTGCGGGGCCGCGTGGCGGTGTTGGACCCGCTGGCGATGAGCACGCTGGCGAATACCACCTCCTCACTCTTCAACCCCACAGCCGTCATCTCCGAGAACTACGAAGAGGGCATGTTTGGTCGGAAGCAGTTGGGCGTGGACAAGTGGCTGCAAGACCCGGTGCGACCGACGCACACGACTGGCACCTTCACGGCGTCCACTCCACTCGTCAACGGCGCAAGCCAGACGGGGAGCACCCTCAACACCAATGGCTGGGCGAGCGGGGCGGCCACACTCAACAAGGGCGACATTTTCACCGTCGCGGGTGTGAATTCCGTCAATCCGCTGTCGTATTCGTCCACGGGACGGTTGCAGCAGTTTGTTGTGACGGCGACCACCTCTGATGCGTCGGGCGCGATGGCGACGTTGCCGATCAGCCCGTCGATCATCACCTCTGGACAGCTTCAGACGGTGGATGCCTCCCCGGCTAATGACGCGGTGATCACCGTCCTGGGAGCCACGGCGGCAGCGAGTGGCACCTTGGCGACGACATCGAGTCCGCAGTCGTTTGTCTATCACCCCGACGCCTTCGCTTTCGTGATGGCTGACTTGATGAAGCCCGGTGCGGGCGCAGAGTCAACCACTGTGCGGAGCAAGTCGCTCGGATTTTCCATTCGGATGGTTGAGCAGTACCAGATCGGTACAGACCAGAATCCCAGCAGGCTGGACATTCTGATCGGCGCGGCCACCATTCAGGCGCGACTGGCTTCGCGGGTCTGGGGTTAATCATGGCACTGGCATATACCACACTCAGTTCTGCCGTAGCGGTCACGGACAATGAAATCGTCGTCGCCTCGGCCACGTCGGTGTCGGCGGGACGCTTGGTCCTCGTCGATGGCGAGTTCATGCAGGTGCTCCAGAGTTACACCAGCGGCACGACCGTTGGTGTAACGCGGGGGCAGAATGGAAGAGTCACGGCGGCACACGCGGCCTCGGCTCTTGTTTCGCATGGGGAGGCGTCCGACTTCACCGTCGCCGCACCGGGCAGCGCGGTCTTGATTCCTGGCGTGATGACGAATACGACGACCTCGTATTCGGCGGCAGGGGCTGTCGCTTTTGGCGTGGCCAATTGGACGGTGGCGATCCTGAACGGAACCGGCGCATTGGCAATGACGCTGGCCGACCCTGACGGGAGCCAGGACGGGATCTACCTCAACATCATCGCGAATGGCAAAGCGGCGCATACGATCACGTATACCGCCGGTTTGGGTGATGCAGGGTCTGGCTACGATGTCTTGACCTTCGATGGCAGCGGGCAGTGCGCCGTGTTGCTGGTCGCTGCGAACAGTAGCTGGGTGCCAGCGTCGTCTCCGATGAGCGGCACGCTGACGGCCATCGACGTGGCGGTCGCGTAGTACTAACGATGGGGAGGCGGCCTCTCGCCGTCTCCTCTTTTCCTTTGAGGATCTATGTCGATCATCCACAATCCCGATAGCGAGTATTCGCGAGAGCTTGAGAAGTGGAACACCCAGAAGCGCCACGGCGGGTTTGGCGCGGACGGCTATGAAGAGTTTCCGAAGATGGTCTATCAGGCCAGAGCACGCGACAACGGCAAAGTCATGTGCGGCGATCCGCTGGCGGCTGTCGGCGATGCGGTCGGCGAAGCCTTCTCGCGCTCATGCCAGAAGATCGTGCAGAACCAGGACGAAGTGGATGTCTCGGTGAAGCAGGGCTGGTATGCCACGCCGACAGAGGCGATGGACGGGTATGAGAAGACCCAGAAGTCCATGGCTGACATTGCCGCGATGCGCCACTTCAGCGACACGCGCATGAGCGACCTCGCACAGCGCGAAGCCAAGGTGGCCGATGACGCCACGCATGTGCATCTGCCCTCCATCCCGGCCAAGCGGAAGCGCGGTCGTCCGAAGAGAGTCGTGGTCCCCAACTAATGGCAGAATCGAGTGGCACCTACAATCGAGCGGTCGTCGCCACGAAGAGTGACACGGTCAACTTCGATGGCAGCACCTACGCCGCGAATGCGAGCACGAAGGCCATTACCGCAGACGCGATCTTCGTGGGTGGCGCAGGCGTGGTCGTGGCGGTTTTTCCCGATGGCAGTATCGCGCCATTCACGGTGTTGGCTGGGACAATGCTTCCACTCAGGTGCATCCGCATCAATAGCACCAACACGACGGCGACACTCATGAACGCGATGTATCAGATCTAAGTCCCATGACTGTGCAGCAGCTCATCACGGCAAGTCTGCAAGACTTGCGGGTGATCCAGACCGGAGAGACGGCATCGTCGGAGGACTCGTCCTTTGCGCTTGAGCGTCTTAACGACTGGATCAACGGGCTGGCGACTGAGAATCTGACGGTCTATACGATCACGCGCACGATCTGGACGCTCTCGACGGCGGCGAGTTATACCATCGGCACGGGTGGCGCAGTGGATGTGGCCCGACCCACGGGTCCATTATCGATCGAGAACATTGGGTTTCAGGATACCTCTGTCTCTCCGACGATGGAATACAACTTGGGGCCAGTCTTAACGGAAGATGGATACGCGGCCATTGCCCAGAAGGCGCTCACCTCGGTCTATCCCCAGAACTGGTATTACAATCCGACGTTTGCCGCAGGACTCGGCGTGCTTATTCCGTATCCGATTCCGACGAGCGCGACACTACAGGGCGTCATCTACACGCACACGCCTGTCTCGGAGTTCTCGGCACTGTCTGAGACGATTGCCCTCCCACCGGGCTATCGCCGGTTTCTTCGACTGGGCCTCGCCAAAGAGCTGTCCTCAGCCTTTGATGCGGGCCTCACGCCAGAGTTACAAGTCTCCGCGAATCAGGCGAAGTCCGACATTAAGCGAGCGAATATGCGCCTGAGCGACCTGTCGTCTGGCGTATCTGGCGTCCTCTTTGGGGGCGCAGGACCGCACTACAACATCTATTCGGACACCTAGATGCTGTATCCAGGCTTCGTCTCGGGCAGCTACGAGTCGCAAAGTCCGTTTGCGGACCTTGAGCGGACGGTGAACTGGTATCCAGAGCCGATTGAGCCACAGTCGGTTCCATGGAGTGCCGCGCTCTATCCCTGCCCTGGCTTCCTAGAATATGTGACGGTTTCTGACGTCAATACTCGCGCCCTGTTCTCGATGGGTGGCCGTGTCTACGGGGTTATCGGCAACAAGGTCTACAAGTTTGCGGCGACCAACAGCGCCGCTGTCGTCACAGACGGCACGGTCGCCAACGACCCGAATCCAGCCCAGATTGCCAGTAACGGCGATGCCGGGGGCGAGTTACTTATTGCCTCGGGTGGCAATGGCTACCTCCTCACGATTGCCTCGAATACGCTGACGACCATCTCGGCCTTGGCGAATAAATGCACGATGGCGGGCATGATCGACGGGTATTTCCTGGCCTTCGACAGTAGCGCCTCGAAGTTCTTTATCAGTGCGCTCAACGACGGCACGTCCTGGGACGCGACCCAGTATGCTCAGCGCAGCATTGCTCCAGACCCGTGGAAAGCCATGGTCGTTGATGGCAGTCGGCAGATTTGGCTCATCGGCGAGCAAACGGGCGAGGTCTGGTATGACGCCGGAACCTCCCCGTTTCCCTTCGCCCCCGTCCCTGGAGCCGTCTTCGGCTATGGGACGCCAGCGCCCTTCTCCGTCAAGTTGGCGGGCACTTCCATGTGCTGGCTCTCACAGACCGTGGACGGGGCAGGCATTGTCGTGGCGTCGTCTGGCGTCGTGCCGCAGCGCATTAGTACCTACGCGGTCGAGACAGCCATTGCACGCTACGCACGCGACTCCATCATCACCGACGCGGAGGCGCTCGTGTACTCGGAAGCTGGGCATGTGTTCTATTGCCTCACCTTTCCAGCCGCCAATGCGACCTGGGTCTTCGACTTGACCACGGGCCTCTGGCACGAGCGTGGCGTATGGGATGCCGACGCTGGGGCGTTCGATGTCTGGGCACCCAGGAGTCATTGCTACGGCTTCGGACAGCACCTAATCGGGGACCGCACGAGCGGCCAGGTCTGCACGATGGACACGGCCTACACCGCCGAGTGCAATGGAGACACGATACGTCGGCTTCGTATTCCGCCGCCCATGTTTCGCGCTCCAGGCGTGCGTCGGATGTTCGTGAGCCGCATGGAACTGGTCCTCGAGACGGGCCTCGGCACAGCGACGGGACAAGGCGTGGACCCGCAGGTGATGCTGCGCTCCAGCACCAATGCCAAGACATGGTCGCACCAGCGGCTCGCGTCGGCTGGCAAGCAGGGCGAATACAACGCCCAGGCCGTCTGGACGCGCTTGCCGAGCAGCCTCAAGATGTGGGTGCCGGAGATCACGGTTACGGACCCGATCCCGTGGCGGATCATGGGGGCCGAGATCGATGGGCGCGGTTTCTTTGGGCAGGGCGGATAATGTCCACGCAACTGGCACCGGTCCCCGAGTTCGTCGTCGAGTCGGCAGTCACGCAGGAGCGCATCACGGGCCGCGTGACGCAGGCCATGCGTTATTGGCTCTTGGCACTGGCTGACCGCCTAAATACGACGCCTAACCGTATTGCGGCAGTCGCAGTCGAGACGCAGGCCGCCTCGATCTCGGCGACGAACTTCTCCATCGCGTCGGTCCTCCCTGGCCTGTATCGGCTCTCAATGGCGGCACGGGTCACACGAGCCGCGTCCAGCAGCAGTTCGCTGATCGTGACGTTTGGCTGGACGCAGGCGGTGGCCTGCACACTGGCGAGTGTGGCGATGACGGGGAACACGACCGCGACGGTCGGAACAGCCTCATTCCTGGTCCGCGTTGATAAAGACTCCGCGATCACCTACGCCACGACCTATGCGTCGTCGGGCGGCGTGACCATGCAGTATCGCCTGGATACGGTCTGCGAGCAGGTGCTATGAGCGCCATTCGAGAGGCGACAGAAGAGGATGTGCCTCGGATCGTGGAGATGGGCCTGGCGTTCCTGCGCGGCTCCCCCTATCGCAAGCATATTCCCGAGAATGCCGAGCAACTGGAGGCATTGACCCGCCGGGTCATTGACGGCGAGTCGAGCGCCTGCCTGGTCCTGGAGCGCGACGGCGCACCTGTGGGTATGATGGGACTGATGGCCTACGACCACTTCATGTCGGGCGAGCACGGGGCCGTGGAGCTGGTCTACTGGATCGACCCAGCGGCGCGTGGCTCTGACGGCGTGCGGTTACTCAAGGCTGGAGAAGCCTGGGCCTCCTCGCAGGGCGCACAGTGGTTGCAGATGATCTCGCCGGACGCTCGCGTGGACCAGTTCTACGAACGGCTGGGCTACCAGCTCGTCGAGCGGTGCTTTCAGCGACCACTGGAGATGCACGCATGACGCCTGTCCTCATGGACGACCCGAAGATCATGGTCTTCGACGATGTCTTGCCTGACCCGATGGCCTACCGTGCGGCGGCACTCGCGCAGACATTCGAGACGCATATCCACAATACCGTGCCTTTTCATGGCATTGCGATGTCGCCTCCAGACGTGTCGGCGTTGATCATGGAGCGGTTTCCCTCCTATCAGCCCACGCTCACCTTCTTTCGGCAGAGTCCGAAGGGACAGATGGAGCCGAACTTCATCCATTGCGACCGCACGATGGGCGACTGGACGGCGTTGCTCTATCTCACCCCAGACCCGCCAGCCGAGGACGGCACGGACTTCTGGACGCATCGCCCGACTGGGGACACGAAGAGCGCGGCGCTTAGTACAGAGAGTTCTCTCCCTGAGGATGAGAAGATACAGGCAACGGCTGACTGGGATCGTCGGACCCATGTCGCTGGAACCTTTAACCGGATGCTGCTCTTCCCCGCGCCCTATTACCACTCCCGCGCACTCTTCGACAACTTCGGCGATGGAGACGAGTCACGCTTGGTCCATGTTACGTTTGGAGAGGATTCATTATGGCAGCAATAACCGCCGCCGTCGCCGTTACCGCCGCCAGCGCGTTAGGGGCCGCGAAGGTTTCTGCGAATGCAGCATCGAACAGTGTTACGACGCAGACAGCATCAGCCAATGAGGCGGCTCGACTTCGAGCGAAGTCAGCCGCAGATCAGTTGGCGTTTGCCAAGGAGCAGGCAGCGCAACTGCGCGCCGACACGGCGTACGCACAGCAGGCCAATTACGGGCAATGGGCGGCTGGTGAGGGCAATGAGGCTAGTCAGTTCAACATCAACAACCGCTTCAATGTGGGCGCTACCAATGCGACGATGGCGAACGCATACAACCAGTTCAAGGCCACGCGAGACGACCGCAACGCCAGATACACCACGCGGGCGGGCGACATGAGCAACCTCCGAGCGATGCTGGGCGGCCAGACGTATGACCCGGCGGCGTTTGACGAGTTGGCTGCGTTGGAGCGCGTGAAGGCCGAGCAGTACGACCCCACGATTCCTGATTACCAGCGGAACCCGAACATTCCGCCGCCATCGGCTCGCAGCTAGAGGACACGCACATGCCTATCAATAACCCCGAAACGCCCTCGCATCGCTCGATAGACATCATCGCGGCCTATCGAGAGTTTCTAGGTCGCGAGCCAGAAAACGCCGATGTGCTCAGGGAGTGGATAAACAGCCCAGGCACCCTTGAGGAGATCCGTACCGAGATCCGTGACAGCGAAGAGGGGCAGGCGTATAGGCGGAGCCGGAGCAACGAAGAGACAACCGACCCCGGGCTACGCCGCACTGACATCATCGCGCTCTATCAGGAGTTACTGGGACGCGATCCAGAGAGCGACGCCGTGGTCGATGCCTACTTGAACAGCCAAGGCAGCCTCGACGACATCCGGGACGAGATACTGAACAGCGAAGAAGGGAAAGCGTATGCGGCGAGTAAGGGTGGTGGCGGAGGCGGCGGAGGCGGCGGAGGCGGCAACGGCGGGAAGGACAGCGATGCCATTACCGCGGCCTATCAAGAGTTTCTGGGACGCGACCCAGAGAACGAAGATGTAATCACGGAATGGATAAATAGCCCGGGTACCCTCGACGAGATCCGAGACGAGATCCGGAACAGTGAAGAGGGCCAGAGATATACCAAACGCCAAGCCCATCTCTACAATACTCGGTGGTGGACCGAGGGCGTAAACATGTCAGCCACAGACCCTGGCGTACATGCCATGATCGAGCGCGACAGGGCTGGGTGGCTGGAGATGTTGCGGACACATGCCTCGGGATTCAAAGACTCTGGCGAGGGGTCGAACTGGGAAGAGGTAGCCCAGGACGAGTTAAATGCGGCTATCCGGCAGATGCGCTATGCCCCCAATGCCGGAACAGACCCGAAGCGATGGCTCGATGAAGCCAAAGCGCGAATCACCAGACGCATCCAAGCTGACGATACAGACGACAATGACACCGACTCTGGCGACAATGGCAACCCCAATGCTGGCGACAATGGCGACCCCAATGCCGGCTTCGGCACACGACCCACGACGCCCTATAGTGTGAGGCCCACGGCTGCCTCGACGTTTGCGCCAAGCCAAGCCCAGCCAGGGCAAAATGCGTGGTCCGGTCAGGCCGCGCCGCCATCGACACCGCCACCGCAGCCCCCATTCATGGGGAGGATGTCGAATCTCGTCGATAACACCTCACCGACAACGGCAGCCCCGTGGCAGCCCCCGCAGGCAAACAATGCGTGGAACCAAACCGATGCGAATTATCAGCAGGCGGGTGCTGACTACGCCGCTGGTCCGAATGGTGCCAACTATACGGCGGCCCCGTGGGAGCAGTCACGGCGGCGCTTTGGGGGCCAGGATGCTGCATTGGGCGCTCCACGCGGCAGGCGGAACAACCAGATGTCGCAACCCTATGGTCGCCGAGACCGCACACAGTTTGCACGCCAGGACGCTCGGGGGAATCAAGCGAACGCTACGCTCGCTCGCACCGACTTTGACCGGCAGATGGACAACTGGCTCCGAGCCTATAATCAGTGGAATCAGCAAGGATCGGCTGGTCCGGCGCCTGATACGGGTCAAACGAATAGAGGCACGCAATGGCAGTAAGAAGTCTCGCCGGACCATTCGATTATTCGGCCCCGACGACGCCTGCGGTTCAAACTTACGGACAGCCGTTCTATACGCCATCGTCACCGTATCAGACCCCCAGTCCCTACCAAACGAACCCCTATACGGCCCCGACCTATCAGTCGGCCACCCCGTTTGGGCGTCCTGAGTATGCCCAGGCGACCCCGTTTGCCTCTCCGACTGCCGAGGGGATGCAGCAAGACCCTGGGTATCAG